AGGGAATTATGCTTGCGCAATAATTCCGTGTTATGGGGCAGGGCGCCCCCTCCGTTAGATCAATCCCAATCTAACTCGAACTTCCCGTCAGGTACAACCTGACGATAACTGATGGTAGGGGTACCATCATCCGAAGTGGTAATCGTGCCGAGATAAGGAATCTCGGTTACAACACCACGACGGAGAGACCAAGCTAGCAAAGAGGGCTCATGAGCAGGAAACTGTTTCTCACGAGGTTTAAACACAGGGCACCTAAAAGATCCCACCCAATTCCGACTCCTGAAGGGAATCGAAGTTGGAAAGTATCGCCTAGGTACACTCCATCCATCATCTCCTGTTAAGGAGAAAGGGATGTAGGCGTCGACTGATCTTTTTCGCCAAAGGGACTCGAAAGCCCCGCGAACGATAGGATCAAACGACATGCCGTTGCTTAAACGGTACCCGAGCCTTAGAAGTCGGTTAGCACACCGGGCGGCCGTGAGGTCGTCCGAAATGTTATCCTTCTGATAGGCAGGGGTACATTCTCTCCCTTGAAAGAAGTGTTTACCACAACTTTCAAAGAAACAACCTTCTGTAAACGATTTATCAGTGTTCACTTCAAAACCTACATGATTTAATAGCAAAATTAACTCATGGCTGTCTTGTTGAGAACATATGATGTCGTCTCCATAGATTGAAACTAGCTGTCCGGAACCTAAATCACTCACCGACTGGGCAAGAGCCCAGAAGATAAGCGATTCAAGTTCGAAAGTGAAGCCATTTCCCATAGAGGAAAATTTCTCCAATTTCACACGAGTCCCATCAGGGAGAGTCGCAAAGCGACTCCGGATAGAATTAAGATACTCTACCCACTCGTACGGTAAAAGAAGCCATACGGCTTCAGTCGAAATGGTGTCGCTTGCCGCTTTAAGATCTAAAGTGGCAAGTTTATCTTCATAGGCACGAAGTGCCCAATGTTGATTTACTTCCTGGTTGTCCAGGTCGACACCAACTCTACGTAGTCTCTTACGTATAAAACCGCCAACTCCCTTTTGGAGGAAGCTGTTTCCGCGGTTCTCGATCGCTATAACTCTATTAGTTTTAGCGTTCTTTGGAACCGTTTCCACTCTGCAATCTTCATTAATAATGAAGTTCTGAAACAGAAGACTGAAAGGACCTTCTGGAACAGTATTGAGAATAGATGATGACCAATGAAGGTCACCCTCCAGTTCGCGTTTAAAACTATCTAAACACGTTCTAGTAACGGGAATTGGAAGTTCGCACATCTTCCGATCCAGTTGCGCCTCCTTCCTGCGAAGGTCGGTAGACGCGCCTGGTCCCCACCCACAATGATCCCTGACCTTTTCCATCGAAAACGCACCAAGAAGTTTTGAGATTTTTCTTCGAGCCGTATGAATATACGGTTCAAATCGGGTCCTAGACCCGATCTCAGAAACGAGGTAGCGATTAGTAGAACGGCAGAGATCCTCGGATTTTGTGAATTTCCGAAGTGCTTCAGCATCTAAATCAAGACCTGTATCTAGCATCTTCCCTTTGGAAAGGAAAGACACGCAGGCATAGTCTCTACTAAATGAGAAGTGGTCATTGTAGTCTCTAGGGTTAATTGTCATATTGGCCAGTTCGACATGAGAATGTTCGAACCTAAGCCAACAACCCAATGAGACGGGAGAATCGACAGACTTGCACAACGAGAAGAAAACTTCTCTGACATGAAGAATATTCATAGTGTAAGCTCAAGTTGGCGCCCTCACCACTACGGCAGTGGATATTCTGGGCGTTTACTCCAGCGTCAATAGACGCCTTGAAGCAGCTCGACCATACCGATTACTTGCGTATCGGCACAGAGGAACTGACAATACTTGCGCAGATCCTTTCGGTTCTGTAAAGTATTTTGCTCCGGGAGCACGAATTCCAAATTCACCCTGTTAACGTAAGACACAGTCGGCGGGGGCGTAATGCCCGCATCGTTCGTGCCCAACGTTTCCAGTGTGGGTGTATGGATTCCGATCTTGACGCGATTCATCCGTTCCCTGGAATTACTTCCAGGGGCCGGATTACCAGCACGAGTAAGGGACAAGGAAATTCGATTATAACCAATACTGGCAGAGCCAGTCTGGTCTTCGAACCACCAAACCCCTTTCGTGTCGGTCCCCAAGGGGATGAACGTGTGGTTCACAGGGGTCGCCTGTGCGTCTGCAAGGACAATGTTTGCAACAGCTGACATGAGGGTCACTACCTTTTGGTAAAAATCAAATGGTACGGCTCATCCGAAAAGACGAGTTCGGCTAATTCATTGCCTGGCCAGAAACTGGCTAAGTAATGCAGCGGCGTTTAGCATTCGCCCCGAGCCCAGGTCTACAGAGAAACGAGGTAATCTCGGAAAAGGGTAGTTTGTCATTATAGTCCTGTCCTTCCTAACGTAGGTAGCATTACCATTTAGGTTATAAACGGTGAACTGATTAGGTCCAACGTAATTACCACCGGTCGTACTACGAACGTTATGAACTCTAGAAACTATAGTGGTATACCCGCCCAAGAAACGATTATTCGTAAGAATAGCCGATTCCAAGTTTCTTATATACCCTCCTACATCGACAACCCAGTCGACTACAAAGGAGAAAGGGATGAGTTCCCAAGCTATACTAACTGGGTTACAGCTCGTATAATTCGAAATCTCGTTCAACGAGTTGGTCTTTAAGTCCAGAAGGACTTTTAGCTCGACTCTCGTTGAATAGGTTGTTACATCTTTTGTGACAGCTCCCATGTACGTAGACGTACGAACCTGAGTTCTTGTGGATTGCGATCGAGCACGAACATTTGTCATGTTCACTCTGCCGCCTAACACATTATTCAGGGTATCGTACGCACTCTGCGCCATGGGTCGCCAGCCATATTGGAATTGCAACCAAGCTGAACCCGCCCGTTTAGGGTGGTTGAGATAGTCCTTGTACATACTCTTAAGAGCATGGCTGGGGAATTTTCTCACGTAATGAACAATATCGAAGATTTGTGAAACAGCTCTTCGAACTTGCCCTGCAGATGCTATGTCGACACTAAGATCCAGCGTACCACGAACTCTCTCATTTAAATTCGAGAGGCATTCGTTGTACGTAGTCGTTGTGTCGTCTGCAGGATACATCATACAACTCTGGCCAGTGTCTCCACTGTCTTCGAGTAGGGTACTTTGCACGCCGTTGTTAGACATTGTGACGGTAGTACCATGGATGTAAGTATTACGATTCAGGATGTAAGACTGCCTTAGGGGAGTTTTGTAATTTCCGGATAAAGAAATTACTCCATCCATTGAGCGTGATTCCTTACTAGGAAAGCTTGTTGTTTCGACACTAGAGATTAAAGCACCAGTAGAAATAATTCTTTTGGTGTTCACTCTAGTACCTACTCCACCAATCAAGGTGTTGTAAGGTTTCATCTTACTTGTTCCGTAGCCGTAGTTTCAGCTGTCCTGGGGGTTACACCCAAAGGACAATTCGAATACCTAGACAAAGCATAGAGTAAACCAAGCGAGGAAGTCATCGTTAAGAAGATCATAACGATAACCAATCTTGCCAAGCTTACTAAAGAGGCTTTGAATAGGTGCAAAGAAACAGCTGAATCAGAGTTATCGTTTTGGTTCATCACTTACTACTCCTTTTACGTGAAGATCTTCAGATTTTTCCTGTTGTTTCCTAAGGAAGATCCGAAGAAGAACTTCTATAAGAAGAGTGACAAGCGATTTACCATTCATGATAACCTCGTACGGGGGTTGGAGTCATTTCTGACCCAGAGGCTACAGTCCGAGAGGACATATAGTTGGAGGCCCTACGGGGC